TAGCTATTGAGTTATTACATTCTATAGCTCCTGATTTAAAAGATATATTATCTCTTAATCATAAAACTAGAAAGCAAGAGTTTATAACAATTAAAACTATATTTTATGAATATGGATTTTGTTTAAAATATACTAAAATTGCTATGGGAGAATTTGTAGGTAATAATCATGCTAGTGTGATAAATCTTTTAAGAAAAGCTAAAAATTATAAAGAAACCAAAGATCCTATTTTTCTAAATACTTATAATGAATATAAAACCTTAGTCGCAGAACATGTGGAAACTATTTCAAATACTATTAAGTCAGGGAATAACCCCGAATCAATGTCTGATTCTTTTCTCAACTAAAGAAAAACTATCAGTTCCATTTATTGATCTTAAACCGGAATTAGATTGGCTTATAACCAATAATTATCTTATATCAACAACAACTTCAACAGGAGTTGAATTAAATTTAACAACAAAAGCTCAAGAATTAATTATTAATTTAGATTCTCAATTTACTAATGCTAAAAAAAGAACAGACTCTCAAATAATGGGAGATGAATTTATAGTTAAAATTGAAGAGTATAGACAAATCTTTCCATCAGGAATGTTACCATCAGGTAAACCCGGTAGACAAAACGTTAAAGCTTTGGCCGGTTCATTTAGATGGTTTTTTGATACATATAACTTTACTTGGCCGCAGATATTAGCTGCAGCTAAAATGTATGTCAATGAATACAAAGAAGTAGATTATCTATACATGATGACTAGCCAATACTTTATATCTAAACAAGATAAAAATAAAATAAAACAATCAACTATGGCTGATTATTGTGATATGATAGTTGAAGGAGTAACTGATAATAAACCAAAACCCTTTAAAGAAAATGTAGTTTAATGGAAAATAACAAACACATTTGGGAAGGTTGGACAGTTCAAGATTTTATAGATGCATTGGAAATAACATTTAAGTATCAGAAATTTAAAACAAAAGATGAGGTTAAACAATGGTGTAAATCAGAACAACCTTACTATAAGAAACATATACCTGAAGTAACAAAACATTTTATACAAAAAGCAGAATTTAAATAATGAATATAAATTTATATTATCAAGATCGTAATTCAGATAAGGTATATAATGCCTGTATAACACCTGTAGCCGAAGGCTATTATGTTGATTTTTCATATGGTAGAAGAGGTTCTTCTTTAACAACTGGACGCAAAAATCAAATCCCTACAACTTATGACCAAGCTTTAAAAATCTTTGACAAATTAGTTAAAGAAAAAACTGCTAAAGGTTATAAAGAAAGTGGAATAACTTCCACAATATCAGCTGTAGTTGATAGTAGAGACACCGGGGTAAAACCACAACTACTAAATGAATGTTCAGAACAGAATGTTGAGAAATATCTAACTGACTCTAATTGGTGTGCTCAAGAAAAATTTGATGGTGAAAACAGATTATTATTTAGTGGTAAACCTTCATATGCTGCTAACAGAAAAGGTTTAACTGTAACTGTATCTAATAAAATTCAAACTGAATTGGATAAGATATCTAGTGGTGCAATCATTGCTGGAGAAGATTTAGGAGATAAAATAGTAATATTTGATCAAATAGATGATTTTGTTAAAGACTTGCCTTACATTGAAAGACTTAATTCAATGATTGATATTCTTGAAAATCCATATGCAATGGTTGATTTTGATGTAATAATCCCAATCAGAATTGCATGGACTACTGAGGAGAAAAGAGCATTATATGCAGAACTTAAAGCAAGAGATGCAGAGGGAATTGTATTCAAAAACATTCATGCAGTTCATGAACCGGGTAGACCAAGTTCAGGTGGTAATCAACTTAAATTTAAGTTTTATGAAACAGCCAGTTGTATAGTTAGTGGAATCAATACTGATAAAAGATCTATTCAGTTATCTTTATATGATGCGGGTAAGCTGCATAATGTTGGAAATGCCACTGTATATCCAAATCAAGATATCCCAGAATTAAATTCTATAGTGGAGATTAAATATCTTTATGCTTATCCCGGAGGCAGCCTCTATCAGCCTATATTTTTGAAACCAAGACATGATGTTGAAGCTAGTGAATGTTTATGTTCTAAACTAAAATGGAAACCATTATGAAAAATCTACATGAGTAAACCTGAATACTTTTTATACAGTAACCCAAATGTTGGAGATAGATGGTTTAAGGTTATAGAAAATGAAGCAGTTTTACAGATAGTCACCAAAGTCCAAAAGAAAAAAGGAAGACCATATCAAAATGGTGTAACCTTTATTTCATATATGACATTCATTAGTAGTTGGGGATGGAAAAAAACTGAATCTAAGTATCTAAAACCTATTAAAAAATCTAAATTTGATGCCCAATTAAATAAAATGATAAGGAAATTTCAAAAATGAGTAAGCTACAACAAGAATGGGCAGGTCAGTATACAGCATTTAATGATGCTATAAAGTACATGATAAACAGGGCCAGCGGGGAAGAGAAATCTATTTACACGCCATGGCCAAAGTTTAATGATGCAACTACAGATGGTTTAGAATGGAATACATTAACTGTAATGGGTGGAAGACCAGGAGCGGGAAAGACTTTAATTAAAGACCAAATTATTAGAGAATCTTTTTCACTTAATCCACATGATGATTTTAGAGTACTTGAATTTCAATTTGAAATGGTTGGAAGAACTTCAGCTCTTAGAGAGTTTTCATCTATGACAGGTAAGACATACAAAGAATTGTGTAGTGCAGGTAGTAAGATATCTGCAGATGTAATTAACAGTTGTCACCAGTATGCCAAAGAAAGAATCAAACATCCTGTTGATATTGTAAGCAGACCAATGACAGTAAACCAAATGCGGGAACAAATTGATATGTATTTTTCAATACATAAAGATAAAAAAACTATCATCACATTGGATCATACGTTATTAGTTAAAAGAGCTCCTTATCAAAACAACACTTTAGATATGCTTTTTGAATTGGGTGAATTTTTTACGCAAACTAAAAGAGAATATCCTTGCTTGTTTATAGTGCTGTCTCAGCTCAATAGGAATATTGATAACCCGGAAAGAGCCATTGATGGTAAATATGGAAACTATATTCTTGAATCAGATATATTTGGTTCAGATGCAATGCTTCAACATGCAGATACTTTAGTAGGTATTAATAGACCTGCTAAACAAAAGATTAGATTCTATGGTCCAGATAGATACATCATTGATGATGACAAAACTTTAGTTCTGCATTTTTTAAAAGCAAGAAACGGTGATACAAGAATGAGTTTCTTTAAAGCTGAATTTGAAAAAATGCAAATTCATGAAATGGCAACTCCAAACCAACATGAAAGAAGATAATTATGATTAATACAAAAAAAGAACCATTGACTCCTCAAGCTAGAAAAGAAAAAACATTAAATTTAAGAGAAGAACATAATGCTTATTTTAAAGAAGCTAATATTGAAGACGCTCTGTATATCCCAAAAATGGCTTATAGGCCAACCGGTAAAGATGAATTATACATCAGTTTTTTTCCAAGTGAATTGGAAAAAGAAGTAGATGTTTATACAGAATTTGTAAGTATTGATTATGATTCAGAAGATGCCAAAAGAACTTTATATTTACATAAATATAATCCTCACTGGAAAACTGAATATGAAATTATTGAAAGCAGCAATGGATTTTCAAGACATATGATCCCTGTTTCTGAATTAAAAATCATAAATGATATCAATTCAAGAAGAGCAAAAATAGAAGTTCCAGAAATCAAAGAAGTTATCTCTGAATTTAAAGAACTTAAAAACCCGGATGAGATATTTTCTCATAGAGCGGCTATTGAAGCTTTAGTAAATATTGCTAAAACTTTAGAAAGAATAGAACAAAAATTAAAATAGAATGTCAATATCAACACTTATAATCGCAGATTCTGGTTCAGGGAAGTCCACAGCAATAAAGACCCTGGATCCTAAAGAAACGTTTATTATCAACATTGGTAATAAACCTCTACCCTTTAAGGGGTGGAAAAACAGTTACACTCAAATTACTAAAGAAAACCCTACAGGAAACATGACTTCAGCGTCAAGTTCTGCAGGAGTACTCAAAGCAATGAAACATGTTAGTGATAACATGCTACACATTAAAACCTTAGTGGTAGATGATTGGCAATTTATGAGTTCTTTTGAGTATTTTGACAGATCCCAAGAGAAAGGGTGGAATTAATCATGCCCTTGTAAAATCGCTTAAATTGCGGGGATATCCTAAAGTTTATAATACCAACTCAGCATAGTAATATAGTTGAGGGCATTGCTAATCACAATGATATGGTAAAAAGTTATAAAATAAATGGACAATCCGCAGCCAAGCTTCCTGATGAGGAAGAAGGTTCAGAGACTAAAGAGGCGAATTTGTTTTGTTAAATAATTAATGCTATAATTGTAAATTATAATTTACAGATATCATGAATAAAAAAACCATAAAAGAGTACAGAGCTTGGAAAGCAATGAAATCCAGATGCTCATCTCCTTCTGCAAAAAAGGGGATTTACCAAAATATAACAGTTTGTGACAGATGGTTACATTCTTATGAAAATTTTCTATCAGATATGGGGCCTGCTCCATCTAATAAACATAGTTTAGATAGAGAAGATAATTCAAAAGGATATTTTCCTGATAATTGCAGATGGGCTACTCAATCCACACAATGTAGTAACAGAAGTACTTTTAACAAAGTATTTACTCATAATGGAAAAAGCTTAGTTTTAAAAGACTGGGCAAGAGAGCTTAATATTAAGTATACTACTTTGTATTTAAGACTTTATAGACAAGGTTTATCTTTTGAAGAGGCTATTGTTTTTGACAAGTCTTTTGAATACAATGGTTTTAAAGGTACATTAAAAGAAATATGTAATAAACACTCTGTTGTAAAATATCAACTAGTTGTTGATAGATTACATAGAGGTTGGTCCTTAGATAAAGCTTTATGTACTGGTTTAATTAATAAAACAAATATGATATAGTCCAGCTGTATATGAAAATATATAGATTGTCTGATGACAAATTCACGCAGATAGGTTCTGCACTAGCTCAAGTTGCAAAAGCTCCTAAAGATTTTAGAGATGATTTGCTTATATTTTTTATGACACACCCAGAAGAATCAACAGATATGAATGGTGTGAGAAGAATTAAAGCAAAAACAATTGGGAAATTAATTGACAACGTCTTAACTTTGGAAGGTCTGTTTTCAATTGTTCTCTTTGGAAGAGTTGTTAAAAAAGAAGACAAAACTCTTGAGTATGGATTTGAAACACAAAATAATGGTGAGAACACTTGTAAATCACCAATAGATATGTTTCCAAGTCCATTTATTCCAAATGACTTACAATATGTAAGAGAGTGTATATTAGAGTATGAAAAGTAAAAATTAAAAAATCAAAGTATGTTTAACACAAAAGATCTAACCGTTGGAAACGGTAAAACAAAACCAGTGATTACAGCAGGTAATCAAGTTATTAAAATTAATTCTATTTCTTTAGACCAAACACCTTATGATAAAGATTCTTATCATGTAACATTGCATGTTGAAAGCATGCCTGTAGAAGGAGATTTTGAAGGGTTCTTGGTTGATGTAAATAAACCAAATGGCTTACGTTACCAAGGTCAAGTAGGACGGGTTAAAATGTCAGCATATGCATATAAAAGTGTTACTTTAGAAAATGGCCGAGAAATTGATAAAGATACTGAAATCATGAAAGGAATGGTATTTTTAAGTGAAGTTCTTGGTAAAAGAACAGAACTTGATAATATATCTGCAAATACAATTGAAAGTTTTATTACTTCATGTAATTCTGTACTTGGTAACAGTAAATTCATTAATTCATGTATTGGAGGCCGAGAATGGGTAAACAATGAAGGATACACTAATTTAGATTTGTTCTTACCTAGAATATCAAAAGATGGTGTTCCATTAGAAGCTTTAGAAGTTGAAAAATCAAGACTTATTACATTTAATAAAACAGAACATGTAAAACCAACTACTAAAAAAGTTTCTGAAAATGTAACTAATTTTGAACCAGGTAATGTAACTAAAACTGGTGATTTTGAATTATAATTAATCTTTTAATTAGGCGGGGAGATGAAAGTCTTCCCGCTTTTTTTATCTATGTTTAACACTAAAAATTTAATTGTTAATGAATCAGAAGTTCCCAGTTATTGGGTTTTTCAACATTACCTGCAATTGAGTGTAAAACTTACAGGGCAAGATGTTAAAATAAAATCAGTGTTTAATCTTAATGACAAGATCCCAAGTATGTCTATTTATGTTGATAAATCTATAATGCAATATAAATTTAAAGATTTTTCTACGGGATATGGAGGAAATAAAATTGATTTAATGAAACACATGTTTGGATTACAATATCCACATGCTGTAGAAAAACTTATAACTGATTATAATAACTATACCCGGAATGAAACAATTGAAGCTTTAATATTAAAAGCTGAATCAAAATGGGTAGTAGATCTTATTGAAATAAGATCATGGACTACAGAAGATAAACTTTTCTGGCTATCATTTAGAATTGGTAGTGAGATGTTAAGTGAGTACAATGTAAAACCACTAGCTTGGTATGACATGATTAAACAAGATGATGAGCAAATAAATAAACTTAAAATTGAAGGACCTATGATATATGGTTATTTTACTACAGACGGTGATTTATACAAAATTTATCAACCTACTCGTAAAAATCATAAGTTTCTTAAAATTAAATCACATCTTCAAGGAATTGATCAACTTAAATATAATCAACCTTACTTATTAATTTGTTCCTCTCTTAAAGATGGAATGTCAATAAAAGGGTTTGGATATAATTTAGAAATTATTGCACCAGATAGTGAAAACACTATAATAAAACCTTATATCATTGAATCTTTTAAAGAGAAGTATAAAAACATAGCTACTTTATTTGATAATGATGCAGCCGGTATTAAAGCTGCACAACGATATGAAGAAATATATGGAATAAAAAGTGTATTGCTTACATTAAGCAAAGATTTTTCTGATTCAATAAAAGAATTTGGTTTTGAAATAGTTCATGCCACAATAAAACCTTTATTAAAACAAATATTAAATTCCTAAATGAAATGGTTTATTCCAGGAAATGTCCCGTCCTCCAAAAATGGAAAAAGATGGACCGGTAAATATCTTATATCTAGTAAAACTGTAATGAATTACAGAAAAGCTACTAAAAATCTTTATATAGCCTATGCTATACAATTTAGAGCTGAATTTGCAAAATTCAAACAACCTGTTCATATTGGATTTACATTTATAAGAAACAGTAAACATAAGTTTGATTATATAAATCCTACGGAGACAACACAAGATGACATGGTAGAACATGGTTGGATAACAGATGATAATGCAGATGTAATTCTCCCACATTTT